TGGGCCTTCATATGAAGATGGATCACCATCAGCTTCAATGTATTCGATATATTTCTTTATAACGTCATCATAACCACCCTTGGTAAAGGTTTCTATAATCTCAAGGGCATTTTTAAAATTTTCCGATACCGGGGTTTGCGGTGAAGTTGCCCCTAATATCTCTCCGAAGAGTTGAGTTTGTCCACCATATTGTTGATGAATTTTTACTTTTAATTCAGCATACCAAGTTGCTTGCTCTATAATAGCTTGAGCATTTTTATCCCCAGCCTTTGCTCTCTCCATTACTTTAACAAAATCATTAAAGGCCTTCTTTCCTAAACTGGTAATCATCCGGTTATACGCTGGAGAGCCCTTCCTAGTAGCTTTTCCTTTATATTTTTGGAAAGTGTAGGGGATTTTTTTGTATTCGACTTTAGGATTTTTCTTAGAAGTGTCTACTTTGTTTATTTCTAATCTTGCCCAACCATCGTTCAAAGGGTGTTTCGATTTATAAAGCTGGACCTTAGATGTGATCTCTTTTTTATTAAAGTTAGTTCCCTCAACAGCAATGCTTATCTTTTTATTTTCAACTGCACTTAATTTTACATTCTTAGGGTTTATAGTTTTTCGTTCTGACCGCTCTACCTTTAGTTCCTTTTTTAGCTTCTTAGGTTCATCCCGAATTATTGAAGGGTCACTGGTGGGTTCTGCTACATTACTGATAGGTTCTTTAGGGACTGTATAGGCCTTTGTGGTGAGTTCAGTTCGCCCTTCAGAATCTACAACTGGTTTTACTGTAGGTTTCCCTACACTCGTCGCTGATTTAAGTTCTTTGGGGGCTGGCTCGTATTGTTGTGATCGAGATGCTCTGGTCCGAGAGTTTAAAACAAAAGATACTAGGCGGTCGTAGGTGGCATCTAGTCTTTCCTTGTTAGCTCTTGATGGTTCGTTTTGATTTAGATCGTACGAGTCTTGATAGATACGCTTCATTTCTAAAACCATCTCTGGTGTTATTTCTTTACCATTAACCTTTAGGCCTACCATCTCATCCATCACATCTAGAATGTCATTTACTACACCACGACGTAATCCAGATTGTGAGGCCCACCAGTCGACAATCTTTCTGGCTTCCATTGGAGTCTTAGGTTTAGCTTTAACCCACTCTGGGGTAGACTCTAGCTCGAAGATCTCGTTTGCTTGTCGCATTGTGATTTTAGTTAAGATCTCAACTTCTTCTGGGGATAATTTAGATCCACCAATTCCTAGTTCGGCCTTTGCTTTACCGCCCTTTAGAAAACGTGGATGTACTCCAGTGCCGTGCAAGAAGGCCATTGTAACTAGGCCGTGCAATATTTCAGTCCGACCTTCTGGTGATGTATAGAAATCAGCTACTTCCCCAATTGCCTCACCAACAGTTTTTTCTGGATTGGCTTGCATTATAGAAAAGGTCTGATCAGTAAATCCCTTAATCATATTGGCTGACTCGATAAGTAAAACTTGTTGTGCAAATTTACCAATAGCCTTAGCTGTATTTGGTTCGTTTAAAACAGAACCACCGGCCCGACCTAGTATTGGGAACGCACCACCAAGCAAAGCAGAGGTAAAGCCAGATTGGGTAATCTCTTGCCAAGACTTATTAATTTCTGGGTCCAGTATATCTCTACCAACCCCAACCGTAGCAAACGTAATCGCAGATTGGATATATGGATTTAATTTAGTTACAGATAATACTCCCCCAACTAAGGAATATGGAGCAAGATCAACAAATAACTGGCTAGTTCCCAGAACCGTTCTGGCTACTCCGCTAACAAAATCATCTTCAAATAAAGGTGTGTTCTCAGCGTGAATCTCTAAAAATTCAGTAAGCTCTGGTTTGGGTAAATATTCTTTAGACTTGCCCAATGTAAGTGCACTGGCTGATTTATAAACAGCGTGTTCAAGGCCGTGCCAAATACCTTTCCAGCCTCCATCTTCTTGGATATCTTGAAGCATTTTAGCTTCCCGGTCCTCAGAGTAAACCCGTCCAGAGGTTTTTGATTCTTCAATTGAATCATCACTAAGGTTATAAAGCTTATACCCTTGGGCAATAAGGTGATCTCTTTTTTGGACATCAGCCATCATTTTACCAGTAGTCTCATCATTAATGTCAACGTTGACACTTGGGATTTCTGGGCTTAACAGTAGGTCTAATTTTGATTTATCGTTTATAGGGATGATGGTCCCGTCTGGCATAACACGGACCACTGACACATCTGATGAGCTACCCATATAGTTATCTTGATCTGGGGGGGTAACACGCTTATGCATTTGGGTAAACATTTCTGGCTGTAAACCAGTAGACTGGCCACTAGTTATTGACTCAACATCAATTGCCGGGGCTTTCGGTTTGGTGATCCCGGGAATGGGATACCCACCTTGAGGTAGATCATATGGATTTGGACCGTAATCAGTTTTAACTACACGAGACTGAAGTTCATCAATAAGGGTATTTTGCTCTTCAGTAAAACCTTCGGGATTTTCTTCTTTACGCTTCTGAAGTTCTTCCAGTAAATAATACTGCTCTTCTGTTAAAGTTTCTGGCATACTGTCCTTTACTTGACTTTACTGGTCTGTGAGGAGGTATTTTTTAGTTCTTCCCATTCCTTGTTGACAAGATTTTTAACGTGCTCATATTTGCTATAACCAGCTGGGATATGTTCATCTAACACTGCACCCGGTGTCATTAATTCTATACGCCTTTGCGTTTTCCATTTACCTTCTTTGAGAGAACTGCTTACTGATGATAAAAACCCTCCGCTTTCCTTTTTCTCGTCATCATCCGTAGCTGTGGAGTTTATTGTAGATATGACTTTTACACTGTCACTTACACTGCTTGTACTATTTGATAATGCTTGGAGTAGCTCATCGTTTGACATTGTGGTTATATCACCACTTGCCCCCGACCAATCGGCCCCTTTGGAAATCTTGTCTTGGTATGTTGTAATACTGCGGTCCAACATCTCCAATGTAGATGCGGTTTCTTCATACTCATTAGCGATTCTATTCCACTCATCTCCACTAATTTTCTTCTTAGGGCCAATAATGTTGCCACTGGCATCGATCTTGGAAATGGCAGTTAGATCCTTAAGTTTTTTTCTCTCAAGATTATTGACTTGTCTGCGACGGGTTTTTAGCCCTTTTAGTTGGACCCTTTGCTCATCAAATGATAATTCTTTCGGGACACTAACATCAACCACAACCCCATTTTCATCTTTAATTAAGTCAAACCCAGAGCTTCTTAGCTTATTGACTGTGGCTAAATAATACTTAGACTCGGCCCACGGGACTTCAGCTTCGTAGCTTTCTTGAGTGTCTGCGTTCTCATACCCATACGTAGCTTTATGCCCCTCAAATCTACTTCCACCGGATCTAATGTCCCCAATTTGAGTATCTGTTTTTGCAGAGGTTTTTGGGGGTTTAGGTGAGTTCTTTTCTATAAACTCATTAGCCTTAAACTTACTTTTGAATCTTAATGTTTCACCCTCCCACTCAACAGTATAAGGCTTTTCTGCTATCTCTTTTTCAGCGAGCTTCGTTGCTTTTTTCTTTTTTAAATAATCTTGAGCTTCTTTTAATGAATCAAATTCTGGCATTAGTCGGCTACCTCATATTTTCCAGTTCGCTTGTTCCACATCACAGACCCAGATTCAACCTCAGTCCACTGGTTATCCCACGCACTGGCCCCAGTTCCAACCGCCCCAACCAGACCACCAATTAAACTCTGGTCAGCTTGAGATCTCATTTGAGACTGTTGCATTGAGATATCTCTTAAATATTGGCTACGTTGCATATTGTACCCATCTAGCTTGTCTTGGGCATTTTCTTTGTATCGAGTATTGTGTTCCGCCAACCTACGGGATTCTTCCGCTATTTGACGCATTGTGTCAGTATCAGTACGTCTTCTTAATTCTTGTGCTACAATAGAATTCTCTAGTCCTTGCTGAATTGATTGGCCCGTAGCTCGTTGTTGATTAAGCTGACCTTGTTGCCGTACATTGCCAATAATTCTATTTTGCATCTTTCCAAGATTAGGGTCACCTTTTTCCGCTCTACTTTGTAACCGCTCTTGATATTTCAATTCCTCTGGGGTGAGCTTCTTTAATTGATTTAAGGAACTAGCTTGGTTACGCTGGCTCCTTGAATTCATAACGGCCCCAATACCTTGGGCAACTGCCGGGATCCACCACATTATACTTCACTCCTCATTGTAAATATTAATTCTTTATCCGCATCTTCATTCTTAACCTTTTCAATATTATTCATCCATATCGATAGGTGTTTATTATGAAGATCTGGGTTGACTTGGGCACTTGCTATTGCAATGGCATAATCGCATAAATCCTTGTGATATTGAGATGGTATTATTGGGGCGATAGAACGATAGTTATATACTTCAACCAATGCACCGGCAGTTATAGTCCCCCCAAGTGTATTACTATATTTTGCCCCTAAACCGATAGTCTCGACATATGTCAAATCAGTAAAAAGGGCAATAGCAGATGGGTCTATCCAAACTCCATCCAGTCCATCCAATTCAGCATTTAAACGGGTTGGTATCACAACTTGGTTTGTTCCCGGAACTGTATTAATAAATGTTTTTGATGTAGATGTAGAAAGAATAAGTGAGATATACTCAAGTCGGATAGTTCCAGTTGTTGGATACCTATCAAACATAATCCGAGAACCATATTGACTTCGCTTAATATAATAATAAGATGGAGTCCCACTTCTTGAATCGTTATTTTCATCTAAATTAAGAGATGACTCATCTATTGGCTGAAGTTGATTCCCATTATAATAAATATGTTGAACTGAATTAAAGTCCTCTGGTAAAAGACAATAGTCCGATGCAGAATCAAAAGGAGTTGAATAAGTTTTTGTCATTTCAAACAACTTGCACTCCCTCGCCAGTTCTTCTTCTGCCTCCTTTAAGAGTTCAATCAACATACCCTTGTGAGTAGATACAAATAATTGGCATCTATCTGCCAGTCTATCCCAGCTCATCTCCATTTAGGACTCCAATTTCTTAATTCTGTTTAAAGCGTTATCTAAATCTCTTCTTAGGTCATCAATAAGTTTTTGAAGCCTAATAATACCTTTGCCTACCACCCTATCGTTTGGCTTAACCCCGATCTTACTCAAAGCCTACCTCGATTTTATTTATTTCCATAGCATCGGGCACGTCAAAGGTATAAATTTTAATCATAAAATACTTACAGCGGATCCCCGGAATAAGCTCAATGTATTTATCACCACTCGTGTTTACGGGGAGGGTTTGGATTGTTGATCCATTTTTCCAAGTTCTCTTGGTTGAGGTGTCTCCATCAGTATAAATTGCAACTTTTATCTCGCACTCGGAGTTGTATCTAAAATTTAATCGCCTTATTAATACGCTTTTACCAAGGTCGCTACCGTTAATCCACCCAGTGGCTCGTGTAAAGCCTACATCTTCTACTGAAGCGTCATCGTGGGGTCTAATTTTTTTATCAGCACTGTTGTATGAATACGCATTTAAGTCTTCATCCTCAAAAACTATATCGTAGTCACCCCAACTCTCTATACTCCCCGTATTTAATTGTGTCCACACTTCTTTGGGAAAAGAATTTAGATCAAGGAAATAGGTATAGGATGACCCACTATTAAAATTACAAACTAATCTATTCTTCTTAGTCTCAAGATATAGTGTAACATCCGAGGTCCAGTTGGATTGATAGTCAGCTTTAATAGATTGGGTTACTGGGGTAGCATTAAAGTTTGCGTCTAAATAATAAATATGATCCTTCCCAGCAAAGAATACTCCAGCCCCCCAGTTTACAATTGAATCAGCAGACACACACCCAATATTTTCTTCTGATTCACTTAGCGACCAAGCAGTTGGGTCTGATGATGGAACGGACAATCTATAGATGCCACGCTCCATAAATACCACCAAGTCACCCATAAGTGATGCAAGGCCAGTAATCGCTCCACCTTGTAAATCTCTTAGCTGGATATAGTTTGAGATTGGGAGAATATCGTATTGATTTAATTCTGAGAATATAATCCAGTTGTCGTGTTCTTCGGGTTGGGCTCCGTTCGGATCAAGTTTAATTCCAGCCACAAAATTTCTACCATCTGTAGTTACAGAATACTTATAATTAACCTCAGTTGAACTAACACTAGCTAATGGATGATATACCCCACTAGGTTGGCCCGTGTCATAGGTATCTAAATAAATTATACGGGAATCATATTCGTTTTCACTCCACTGGTCACCAGCAGATGTGATTGAGATTGATGCCTCTGGGTCTTCAAATGGAGTCCCAGCAACCTTAAATACATCAGTAATATTATCTAAAACAATATGGTCGCTAGCTCCAACTTTTGCAACCTTGTCTACACCAGCACCTACGTCAACACCAGAACTCTCTAAAGCAAATACATTGTCACCAGTATATACCGCACTTCCGGACTGAATTATTTTATTACATTGTATGGCATCTAAATAAACAACAGAATTTATATGGACACCGCCAGAGCTTATATAGTGGACTGCAAGTTTAATTTTAAAATTACCAGTTGCTGTAAACTTTCCATTTATTTGTTCGAATGAGTCAGTGGAATTAACTTGCACAGTATTAAGCACAGTATATCCCCCACCCATATATACAGAAAGTCTTATTTGTAAATAACTAGCACTACCAGAAACTTTGTTATAATCAGCCCACGCTGAAACTATATATTCCTTATCAACCTCGGCTACTATCTCAGCGGTACTCTGTATATATGAACTAGTAGTCATTTGGGTGATTTTGCACGAACTCGAACCAGACTTAGCCTCAGTGCTAGATTGAGCATATGCTCCAACACCAGTATCCCATCCAGTTATATCAGATTCAAAGTCTCCATTGACAACAAGTTCTTCTTCGTCTCTTATATGCCAGTATTTTGTGGTCCCCCAATAATCATTGGAGCCATCAAAGTCATCTGCAATATAAAGATGGTTTGGATGAACCTCTGAAATTGTATGCTTGCTACCACTACCCAATGTTGCAGTCGTAGCTATTAACGTGGCTTCAGTTGTGTCCCAATATAATTTATGAGAGGTTGTTGCATCTCCATCTATTGCAACCCCACCACTAAATACTTGTTTACCAGTTTCACCGATTCCATTTATCCAGTCAGTTGCAGTTGATTGGGTAGTTTCAAATGTATTAATCTTTTGGTATAAGGCATCATCTGGAACCTCTGCATCGGTTATTGCTCGATACATATTAATTGAGGTTATGCGTGGGTCCCAATCTCGTTCATCAAACTTTAATCTAATTTGTACATTTGAATTAGAGGCTACTGGGTCTTGAACCGCTATTGCGAATGCTTTGTATTCATCCTTAAATGGGAGTTCTTGATTGCCATCAAATACAGCAGTGAACTTATAAAAACAAGACTTGGCATCTTCAGAGAAAGGGAGCCTTCCACCGCCACCTTCATTCAACAAGGTTTTAGTTGCATCAGAGCTATCAACGGTAAATGTTCCGGGATATGTAGGAGGAGGTCCAACGTGAAGATCGTCATAAGCAAACAAAGAAGTAGTCTCATCAATATAAAAGAAACTTCTATCTATAGCTTGTACTATTAAGGGTTGGTCTGTGAGGCCACCGGCACACCTTAGAAATGAGCCGTGGTTAAATGGACGTATATCAACGCAATCCGATCCTAAGTCTTCTATCTCAGTATAAGTCTGTAAATCTTCAGTATACATTAATTTACCGTCCGTAGTGGCAACAATCCATACCTCGCCACCCGTAAATCCAGACCAACTATTCATCCACTTAAAAATATGTTTTATACTTTCCGCTGATGTAATAGAGGCTCCTCTTCCGGGGCGTTTATATATACGGCCCATTTTATCAAACTCTGCATTGATAAGTTGAGTACAGCCATTTATTCCGACCTCTTCCGGGTCAGCTTGGGTGATAAGGCCTACGCTAAGAGGGATTTCAATCATTTAACTCTTTGGTTTAAAATATTTATTTGATCACTAGCACGCTTCATAGCCAATTCAGATCGACCAGCGTTATTGTCTTGTTTCCAAAATTCAGCTTCAGCTAGAGAAAGTAGTGGATCTATAAGCTCGTCTTGAAAGGCTATAACTGTCGAGGAGTCTGTGACTACACTAGGGTCCTTTATATAATAAATATCGACAGATGTTATTGTTGTTGGGGAGAAATGTGCCGTCTCATCAAAGAACCAGACAAAAGGGTATTCCGAGGTCCCTGCCGTATACGAGTTATCTAAATTATTAACTGCACTTAAAGGGATTTCTTGACACCACTTACCACCGTCTACTTTATATTTAAGTATTCTTTTATTAGACTTTATCCCGGGGCTGGCACTAAAAGCACAAACCCCATTCAAAACAGTGATACCGGGGTCGATCTCCTCTAAAGAAGAAAGGTAGCTGTAATCGATTAAATTTATTAGCGTTTCTTGGGATATATTGGAAATGTCGATTAGTTGCTGGCGAGTATAATTATTTCCATCACTTCCCGTTGTTGATGGGTCTTCTATACGCTCAGACAATCTATTGAGAAAATTTGCACCAGTCATATTTTTCCTTTATTAGAAATAGGGGGACACTCAAAGGCCCCCCTTTTCTATATTACTAACTACAGTCTAGTAGGCGGACGCTCCACCTTTTAGAACACCTTGCATACGAGCATTAGTGCATACAAGATTTCCCATCCAGAACAACCGTGCGATCTGACCATCGTACTCTTCACGTCTACGGAAACCTTCAAAAGAGAAGTCTCGTTTAGCGTGAACTTTGAAATCCAAGTAATTGGTGTTCAAAAAGTACATATGCCCATCTGGACAATGTGAATCAACCACAATTGTAGCACCCTTAAATCGCAATGTTTGAAATCCAGCGTCAGCTAAAGTAGAATCACCAGCAAAACGCTTTGAGGCTTGTAATGAAGATTCATAAGCATCAAACAAAACTTGGGTTGTTACGATCAAATCAACTTGGTCATTATCGATAGAACAAGACCCATACATTCGAGTCATATCCTTAACGATATTAGCCACACCATTGTTGGTTGTGGTATGTTCATCCCAAGTTGGGGAAGAACCACCGGTAGTTTCATCACCAGAAAATCCAAGCATTTGAGCATCCCACCAAGTGTATGTTGTTGAATCAACTCCACCTAAAGAACGATCTATAGCCACAATATGGTTATCGGACTCATTACCAGTAGAATCATCTGCATACGCAATTGATGTTATGTCATTAGCACCTACGGATGCGGTTGAGAACATTTTAGATCCAAAGAGATCTTTCAATGAACGTTCTGCATTCTTAAGCTTGGATTTTATCAATGAAAGGACTTGGCTGTCACCTTGGTTTTTCATTTCCTCATCAGAAGTAATGTATAAACCACTAAAGGCTTGTTTCCAGTTCCATTCAGCAGATGTGAAAGGGTCATAAGACTTTGGTACTAACTGGTCTGAACTGGCATTATAGAAACCCATATAGCCGTCACCGGTTGCACCACCAAAGCCTTCGCTTAGTTGTGAATATTCCAATGGAGTGATAATTTTTACACCACCGTCTAACTTATCAGCATTCTTAAGAAGTTTGAAAGCAAGGACGTTAGAATTAAAAATATTATCAACAAGAACTGGAATAAATTTATCCCGAGTCAAGCTCGAGAGAGAGTTGTAATTAAGAGACATAGCTCCTCCATTTATTCAAAGTATTTCGCAATCTCTGGGTTATTAATACTTACATCTTTCCAGCCCTTAAGCGGAGTATCTGATTTCTCATCCATCGCACCTTTTTGCTCTCTAGATATAACCTTCCCAGCATTACGAGATTTGTTGTTATCTAACTTTTTATAGTGGTCCAGTTGATCTTGCATCTGGTCAAAACTCCATAAACGAAATCCAACCTCTAGATCCCCAACCTTATTGTCATCAACATAGGCAAGGAAATCCAGTTCATCAGTTTCA